ACCTGTATAATACAATCAAGAACAGAGAACTAAAGTACACAGAAGCAAAATTCAAAAAAGGAACTAAAAAGCGCATCATAGATTAAAAGCGTATATTAGCAAAATAAGGGGTGGATGGCAAAGCACTTAAATGAGCAAAGCGAAAAGTGACAACCAGCCCCTTTAATTTAGTTCATTGAAAGGCGAAAGATCATATGAAATGACTGACGAGGAATTAGTCACACATATGACGTAAAAACACAAAAACGCGTATAAACGATTTTCAGACGAAGATCGATATAATATGCCACCGACAGTAGAAGCCCGTGAGACGGGCAGGAAAAGACATTTAAAAGCAAAATTAAATTTGGTACAATGAAACAAGAATTACCGCCAGAGTTAGTGACTCAAATAATTGAATTACTCCACGTAGCGGGAGGTATCCTAATAGGATGGATAGCAAAATGGCTACAAAGAAAAGAACCTAAACAATTAAAAAACAACAATAATGAAAAAGCAAACAACAACAAGTAAAACAATCGGAACATGTGTACACACTCCAAAGGTTATCACAGACCCAAGGTTCAAGGTAATACCGAAGCTATCACTAACAGGTAAAGACATAATGTCAAGACTAAAGAACAGAAGCCTAGTACTTGATGGAATGACAGGTAACTATACCGTAGAAGAGCAATGGTCAGCACTACAGAAAATGTCTAAGGTAGACATAGCAAGAGAGCAGCTAAAAAACAGGGCAAATATTAATGAATTAAAAAGCAAACTGAAATGAACCTAGAGGAAAATCTACAGGCAAGAGCCGAGCAGAAAAAGAAGATGGAAAAGTACGAATCCGATATAGCCGTAGGCGAACGGGTCAAAGTACTATTTGAAATCATTATGGCAGAGTTAGGAATGAACTACGAAAACTCCATGACGGAAGTCATGAAGAAGATGGCAGAAGCAGTTCAAGACTACTACACAGCAACAGACGCACTAGGTAAGCTAATGCAAGAAATACACAGAAGAGAGGCAGAAAGAGCCTTAGAAGAAAGGGAAATAGAAAAGACTGACGAGGATGTGTCAGTTAGCAATTATTAATCAAGAATAAAATTGCAGATATGCCGTGGCAAGATTTCCTACCGCTAGCCCCCATAGTGGGAGACATAGCAGGGACAATAGTAGACAGAGCGCAGAGCCGTAAAGACATAGAAAGGCAAAACGCTTACAACACACCAGCAGCACAAGTAGCAAGACTACGAAAGGCAGGTTTACCAATGGCAGCGATGGGAGGCAATATAGCCAACACTCAAAGCGCATTACCGCAAACATCAGGAAGCGGGATAGCAGCGAGCGGAGGAAGGATAGCCAACTTCATAACGAGCCAAACACAACTACAACAGCTAGAAATTCTAAAGGAAGAAGTAAGGCTTAAAAGGTCAGAACGCCTAAAGAATGAGGCAGAAGTAACGTACCTGCTTGAAGGAGCAGGAGAAGACAGGCAGAATACAAACCTTACACGAAACCTAAAAACACAATTTGGGGCAAGTGAGGCAGACCTATTCGGCAAGAGAATCACGAACAAGCTACAAGAAGTAGCAGCAAACAACGCAGAGTTCAAAACAGAACAGGAGAACAAAGCAGCAGTACTAGGTAACGAACGAGCACAACTAGAAAATCAAAAAATAGTTCAGGACATAATGTCCATTATACAGAACCGAGATATGGTCGCAAAGAACATAGAAGGTAAGGAACTAGAAAATAAGATACTAGCCGTTAAAGAGAGTTACCAATCAAGGATGAGCGATGCAGAATTTAAGCAACTTCTACTATCAAATGACATCAAGGCAAACGAAAAGGACCTTGGAGCATTACGATACAAGTTCGAGAAAGGAACGTATGGTCTCAACTACGCACAGAAATGGCAAGACCTACTAACAAGCGAACTAAGCTACAAAAGAATCGGAGCAGAGTTCGACACGTACAACAGATACCAACAATTTGTAACAGAAGCGCAAAAGATATTCCAAGCAGACGAAACTAACTTCAATCCTATAAAACTAGGAGAGAGATTAGCAGCATTGTTTTACACAATGACAAGCGGAATAACAGGAGCATCAGGACAAGGCGGAGGCGTAGGGGAACTACTACGAGGAATCAAATGAGTTTAAAAGGCGTAATATTCATACGATACAAGGAAGTACCAGACCTACTAGTAATCAACCTCGAGTTCGAGGATCACGACATCTATAATTTCATATCATTAAACTAAAAAACAATGAGTTATAATAAAAGCCTATTCGCAGGCGTACCACGCAAACAAGTAAATAAATCAAGATTCGATCTATCACACGAGTGGAAAGGTCAGGGATTAATGGGGCAGATATACCCCGTATTAACGATGGAAACACTGCCTTCGGACGAATGGACAATAGAGAGTGAATTTATGTTCAGATTCAATCCAATGTACTTCCCGATAATGCATAAGGCAACAATGAGGGCGGACTATTTCTTCATACCTAATCGGATATTATGGATATATCAGAATGAAGGAAACAAGGGATGGACAAGATGGATAACCGAGCAAGAAGAATACACGCATCCAACGATAGATGCAAATATGAGCAACGCACTAGGCGGGTTCAATAACAACGTATTGGCATTTATGGGAATCCCATTCTTACAAACGGGAACAGGATACACAACAACCATAACAGGATTAAACGCTTTACCGCTAAGCGCATACCTAAAAATATGGGACGAGTATTACAGAGTTCCACAGCTAGAAGATGAAAGATGGTTCCCGTTAGATGCAGGGGATAATAGCACAGCTATGGACCTAGCATTCCAAGCAGAAGCAGCACACGCAACAAGGACATACCAAGCCTTTAGCGCAAAATGGGAAAAAGACTACTTTACAAGCGCACTACCACAACCGCAGCTAGGGGATGCAGTACAAATACCAATGCATAACTTTATAAACGGTGACCAGCCAAATCTACCTTACCAATGGTTAAAGGCAGACGGAACAGACCCGACAGACGGAGACCTAGTCACAGACAACGGAGGTGAATCAAGAGTTGGTGTACAACCCGTTGGACTAGATATACAGGAGACAGCAGCAACGATCAAGCAGCTAAGAATAGCAGAGACACTGCAAAGCTACTACGAAAGAATTATCAAGGTAGGACAGAGGTACAGAGACTTCATAGAAGGATTGTGGGGAGACGACCCAGAACCAGCAGTAGTAGACGTACCCGTAATGTTCGACAGCAAATTCGGAAGAGTACAGATAGCAGATGTAATGACTCAAGCAGCGTACAACTTGGGAGAAGAGGGAACAAGCAGGACAGGGGACTACACAGGACAAGCGAACCTATACAGCGCAGAAGGTGGAAAGGCAAAATACTATTGCAGGGAACACGGATGGATAATGTGCCTGCTACAAGTAAACCCGAACACAAGCTACGGACAAGGAATTCACAGAATGTGGAGAAGGACAGTACAGACAGACTACCCGTTAGATATCTTTAGTAACATAGGAGATCAGGAGATATTGAAAGAGGAGTTAATGTATAACAACCACATAGCAAGCGCAAGCAAGAACAACGACACATTCGGTTATATCCCGAGACACAGCGAAATGCGATACATGAACAACCTGTATACAGGAAACTTACAGGGAGTAATCGCTCCCGGAGATGGGTCAGGAATAGGAATTAGTCAACACCTTGGCAGGTGGTGGAATCCTGACATAAACGCAGGAACAGACTACGACCTAGCTATAACGATCGGAGCAGCGTTCACATTGAGTGCAAGCTATGTGAGGGGAGGTACAAGGATAGTAGATACGTTCAGAACATTACCGTTAGGATCGGGATTACAATACCCACAGGAGGGACAAATGTTTATGCATATATTCCATTCAATAAGCGTAGAGAGAGTACTACCTCTATTCGCAACGCCTAAGCTATGAGAAACAGGAGGAATATAAGGACTAGCCTATACAGAGGAAAAGCCAACGCCCACAGGTTCGGACACTTTAAAATGAAGAAAAGACTATCATATGTCAAAAGCTTCAAAGACTTAAAGAAAATGAGCATAAGGGGAAAAGGTGGAGCACTGAAAAGGAAATACGAAAACGTAAAGAAATACACATTCAAGCGTAAAAGGTATTTCCCAAGGAACTTAAGTATATAATTCTCAGGTTGGAGCGGGGGAAATCAAAGGACGTACCCCGCTTTATTAAATCAAAAAAAATGGCAGAATGTCTAACAAGAATGCCCATAAGACTAAAAGAGCCCATAGAAATCAAAGGAGCATGGAGATATGAAATATCAATACCATGCGGAAAATGTGCAAGGTGCTTAGAGAGAAGAAAAATGGAATGGGGGTTCAGAATGGGGATAGAATTAGAAGCAAGTAAAACAGCATACTTCGTAACACTAACGTACGATCAGGAAAATGTACCATATAACAGATATGGAATAAAGACACTAAAACCAAAAAACCTGACAAACTTCTTCAAGAGGTTAAGGCAAAACCAAAGAAGGGGAGAAACAACAATAGAACATCTAACAAACGGACTAAGGAACACAGACAGAATAAAATACTATGCAGCAGGAGAATATGGCGAACAAAGAGGAAGACCACACTACCACGCAATCATATTTAACACAGCTATAAAATACGTTGAATCAAGCTGGCAACTAGGAGGGGTGCACGTAGTAAAAGCAAATGAAATGACAATAGCCTATGTAATGAAATACCTAGACAAACACAAAGACAAAAAGCAAGACAAAAGAAAAGTACCCGAATACAATGTAATGAGCGAAGAGATAGGTATGGATTATGTATACAAGATGAGAGAATGGCACAAACGAAACATAGAAATACTATACGTTACAAGCAGGAAAGGAATAAGAGTACCTATGCCCAAATACTACAGGGAAAAGATATTCAGCGAAGACGAAAGAAAGGCGCAAGTAATGATAGTGGAAAGCAAGATGGAGGAATTGAAAAACGAACAAGTTAAAGAGTACGGACAAGACCTGTATAATACAATCAAGAACAGAGAACTAAAGTACACAGAAGCAAAATTCAAAAAAGGAACTAAAAAGCGCATCATAGATTAAAAGCGTATATTAGCAAAATAAGGGGTGGATGGCAA